ATGTTGTTTCCCTCATCTTTTCATTCGGTTTCTACTGCCTTACCTTTTTTACCAATGTTATACTTTTGCTCAAGAATCCAATCTCCCTTATCCTTATAAGAAAGAACTTTAATCTGATTGAGTGGGGCAATATCAGCGATCGAATCTTGCTTAACAACAGTAATCAATCCCCAGTCAGCCAACAAACGGGTAATACGATTACGACGTTGCACATCATTGATTGTAAGATTTGCGTGCTTACCGTCTAGGGCAAACAGTTCCTTAAAGTGAACGAGGTAATATCTACCTTGCTTATGAAGGATGTGGCAACTCTGATAGAGTTTTTTCTCCTTCCTTGATGCAACTCCAATACGAGTTAAAGTCTCACGAACTTTCAAAAAGTCATCTGGTTCGTTCAAAAGAACTTCAACCATCATATCAGGATTCCAATTTACTTGGGGTTCAATTGTTTGGGTAGTCATTTTGTTCCGCCAGTTTCAAGTCGTTGTTTAATAAAATCGAGTTGTGATTTTGTAAGAATCTTCAAAGCTTGAGATGCTTTTTCATTACTATAACCATAGTATTGTTTGACGCATTCTAAATCTTTGACTTTATCTTTTCGGAGCCAAGGAGAAAATCTCTTTCGTTTCCTCAGAGTATTTATATAAAATGAATATTGCATGTCTTTATCAAGAGAAGAATGAATATTCATCTCATTTACAAAAAGAATACAATCAATATGTCCCGATAAACAACGGTTGACAATATAAGGAGGATAAGATCTGATATCCTCAGACAAATCTTCTTTTGTGAAGTTAATGGAATTCAACCAATCTTTAAGTTCGTAAGTCATCGGATAATTTGAATCTCATCATCATCTGTCCACAACTCGACTTTGTTGCGGAATCTACCTTCTTCCTTGAGTTTTTCATATCTCTTAGTTGCTTTCTTTTTCCACCAAGAGATAATATTCTCAAGATAAAACTTATCCCAGTTTTGTCCTTTACGAAGTTCTGCTTGTTCACCAAGAATCACTTCACGAACATTTTCATACCCATAGTCTGAGATATAAAATCTCTTTTTTTGAGTTAAAGAAAACGCAGCATCAATAACAGAGTTAAACTCATCAAGTTTATCTTTATCTTGCAATGAGTTTTTAATAATCGAAATCATCTTTGTCTGTCGCTTCATTTTTTTGGAAGAAGCTTTATTATCTGTAAGTGGAGTGTTGTTGTTTAGATAAGTAAAACGATCGTGAAGTTTATGAAACACATCATCATGAAGTAGTGGAAGAAACTTACTTTCTGTGAGTCCCTTGTATCTCATGAAAGGTTTCAAACCATCATACTGAGATGCATCTGTAGTGGAACCGTAGAGTGATGTTGTTTCAAACAAAGCAATTTCTTTTTGAAATGACTCATTCAATACTTCTCGTGCATAGTGTGAGCAGCAAAGAAGTGCAAGTAATTTGCCGCCAAGGTAGTTGTAACCAAAAGGTTGAGAGGGAACAATTACAAATCCCATTGCCGCATGACGATTAAAGACGGTAAGATCTGGTTGCTTTCCCAACCAAAGATTACGTGGTTTAGAATTAATTGTTGGCGATCCAAAACGAATAAACCCAACTACTTTGTTAGTAGTTTCTTCATAGATTACCCACTTAAGTTCTCTACCAGGAATATTTTGTTCGTTATTGTGTGAAGAAACTGCCATCAAAAGATTTGTATAAAACTTTTGATCAAGTCCACCCTTCCCAACACGAACAATTTTAAACTTCATATCCTCGGGATGAATATCTTCATTAAAGAACTCATCATGAAGAGGAAGTAAAGAAGATTCTGATCTTATAACTTCTTTTTTAACAAATCGAAGATAGTCTTCAATATTTCTCATGTTAGAGAAATAATCAATAAACTCATCTGCAGCCCACACCGCATCTTGTTCAGAGATAATCATTTAAACTCACACTCTGCCATAATTTCAGTTAATGCTGCTAGGAGGTTAATTTCCTGATCAGCAACGAACGCAATTTGGTATTGATACTTAGCAATAACAAGAACGGCAGCGGGAATAGTGGAGGGTACAAGATTATCATACAAGGCGTCATAAACCCTGCGAAGAATGACAGAAGAATCGTTGTCCAAGTTGGATACCACCCACTTTCGTACCTCTGTGAAGTTTTTATCTTTGAGACATTTAATGAGATCATTTATCGAAATATCAGAGAAAGTTGCAAGAATTCCAGAATCAATTTTACCGCCGGTTGAATAACGTTGACACTCATTCAAAACTCGACGCCAATCTGGGAAATGAGAATTAATCAGTTGAGCAAGAACCTTTGGATCATATTCAATACCTTCAGTATCTAAAATATCTTGTAGGCGCTTGAAGAAAGATCCTGCTAGTTTGGCTTTTTCTTTTCCTTTGATCGAAAAATCAATAACAGCACATCGAGAGTGAAGAGGTTCGATGATTTTGTTCTTGTAGTTGCAAGTGAAGATAAATCGGCAGTTGTTATAAAATGCCTCTATGTTTGCCCGTAACAGAAGTTGTACATCGTTTCCTGTATTGTCTGCCTCATCAATGATGATGACTTTGTGTTTGGAAGATCCTGTAAGTGAAACTGTCGAAGCAAAATTCTTTGCTTGATTTCTCACAGTATCTAGAAAACGTCCTTCATCAGATCCGTTGATGATATAGCAATCTGCACCCAACTCATTGCAAAGTGCCTTAGCAATTGTAGTTTTACCTACACCAGGAGGTCCAGCAAGAAGAAGATTTGGAATTTCACCTTTTGCTACAAACTCCTTAAATGTTTTTTTAGTATCATCAGGAAGAATACAATCCTCAATTACTTGAGGACGATATTTTTCAACAAAAAGAAAATTAGTTTTTTCCATAATTAAAAGTTAATTTCACATGTAGGAATTTTAACACTTCCTCTAACAAAATAATTACCAGATATAGAATATCTAAATTTATCTGATAAATTTGGTTCAACAAAATGTTCTAAGGTTGATGGAAATATTAAAAGTAATCCATTAACTGGACACACACCCCAATCTTTAGAATTATAAATGTTATATGATGATATAGGTAAATCAAAAGCATTGCTGCAATATGTTGATGATGCTAAAGGAGATGTAAAATGTATCGATCCACTATCCACACCATCAACGTCAACATAAAAAACAAAACTATAAATTGAGTTTTTATGTATATGTTTTACTGCATAGTCACCTTTGTGGTGAAGATTAACCCAGGAAGTTTCTAAAACGAATTTTATACTATTTGATTTTTCAAATTTTAACACATCATACAAATACGTTGATATTGAATTATCAATTTGATTTTTTAATCCAAATAATTTTGGATTTTCCAAAACCTTTTTAGAAACACTACCAAACCCACCACCTTCTTGATAAGACTCATAATTCAAATTTGAAACTACATCTAAAATATAATTACAATCAATCGTAAGATGAGTTAAAAAAACTGGACTAGAAAACAGAGGATAAACTTGATATTCATTCATTACTTTATCCACGAAGGTTTTCGTTGCGGCATACGAAGATAATTAGATGCAACCCAAGGTTTGGATGCAATGTACATCTTGTAAGCAGTAAAAGTGTTAATGCTTTCGTCAAGTTTATACTCATTAGGCATTGCTCTTGCAAAAGGAGTTACTTTCGTAATCTTACCTTTGGGAAAAATATAATATGCGTGGACTAAAGTATTATAGCACGAATGTGTTTTATTGTACCTTAAATAATACTCATCGCATAAATTCATTCCCCACTTGATTAACCAATAAGCATTGTCGATTGACTTTGCAGCCCATTGAGTACATGGGTGATTACGAAAAGCACCCTTCTCAGTTGCGTATGGAGATCCGTCTGTCTTGGGAAGAGTGCCGTAATTATGATACCATTTGGATGCCACAATTGAAAGCATTTGACAGCACTCAAGAGGCATCTTAACGACATGTTTATCTGGAAGACAAATAGCCGATTCGGCCGGATATGGATTGGTTACAAAGATGTTCATCCGAAAGTTGAATCAGGTTCAAGAGCGATATAATATTCAACATTATAATCGTTATTCTTGAACTTGGAAAGCAATTTTTGCGAAACTACAACTTCATAAGTGCCAGGAAGAATCTTAATATTCTCCACCTTGAAATTGAACACGAACTCATCGTTCGTTTCACCAACAACGATTGAGAAATCGTTTGAGGTATCGTTTTTCTTATCACGAACCACCAGTTTCACAACACCTGCTTCACCAACCACAGAAAGATCTGGCAGTTGATAGATTGCAGCAGCCTTGAGCAGTTTGTCCAACTCTTTGGTGTCAAGCAAGAAGCAAACATCTTCACTAGGAAGTGAAATAGACTTATCTGGAGGAGTTACAATTACATTAGGATCTGCAAAGAAATACTTAGATCGTGACTTGCCTTCCTTAATTACAACATAACCATCATTAACAAAGTCAAGTTCTGCACTTTGATGAAGATTAAGTCCGTTCAGAAACTGGTTGAGATCATAGATGCCAAAGTCTTTGGGAAGTTCTTCTTCAATAGTTGCTTCTGCAAGAATATTCTTCATCACAGAAATGGTGCGAAGTTGTTTGCCCTGCTTGAACAGAATCGATTGATTGATCGAAGAAAAGTTTTTAAGAACAGTCAGAGTTTTATCAGAGAGTTTCATAGTTTGAGGTTTGAGTTTCATGATCAACGGAATTCAGAAAGGCCATTATCTTGGCGA